TGGATAGGATTGACAGAGCAAAAGATAGAAGAGATCAAGCATAAGTGCGTGGACAACATGACCTGGGATCTGACGCTGGACGAAACCAAGTTTGCCAGGGCTATTGAGGCCGAGCTAAGAGAAATGAATCGCTGTGATTGACCTGCTGAGCACTACAGACGGCATAGACGAACAATTGCAAAAGCAGTTGCACTTAATCGCCGCCGTCATTGCAAAGGCTATTGAGGACATATGTTTGACACCATCCAGCGAGGAGCTTAGGTACCGGTGTAATCTGAACTATCACGCAGTTGATGCGCTCAATTTCTTTTACGGGGAAAAGTCTATGTTTAGAACGTATGCGGTGATGGTGGGAATAGATCCAGAGATCTTTGTAGAGGCCATGGAGCGGCGCGAGTATGAGCACCACACGAACAAGAAGGGCAACAACCCATGGTTCACCCATACAGACGTCAAAGCAATGCGTATGAGGATTAGTTGGTGGATTAACAGCCCAGTGCAGAGTCGGCAACTGGAATTTGATTTTTAAAGGATGTTTATGCTTATCAATGTAATGTGGATTATTGCTCTTATGGCCATCGGGGCAGTTGTAATACTTATGGTAACAATTGCATTCTTAAAAATATTTACTAACGATGATGATTAAAGCTTTAATATTTTGTTATACTAACTGTACTGCGACGTTGCAGTGTTAACTGGAGATCAACATGAATGAATTTCAAACTATGGACACACTGGTAAAACAATTCTTTGGACAGGCGCCCTTCAAGCCCTCTTCAGTAGCGTACTGCGATTACATTGCAGAGATGATTAAGATTGGCTTACCAGGCGATACAGGCGGCGAAGTAACAACTGGCCGCGTAAGATCTGATTTACATCCACACGAAGGATATTTACTTAGCACAAAGAAAACGATTGAGGCTGAGTACTTGGGTAAGAAATACAAGATCACAATTGAAGAGGCTTAAAGGATCTCTACACATGCATAAATTAAAAGAAGCGGCACAAAGAATGGTAGATGCCTTTGCTCCCCACGCAGATAAGTGCAGACCTTGCACTATTGAGTGGCAGAACCTGAAAGAAGCATTAGCAAAACAAGAATGGGTAGGGTTGAATGGTGCTGACTGGAATGACTTCAATCCATTGAAATCAAACGATCCTCACCGAGTTGCAGAGTGGGTAGAGAAATTATTGAAAGAGCGCAACACATGAGTTGGGAGCCTACAAAAGTCGTTTGCAAGTGTGGATCATCTTTAATTAGTAGATGGACTAGCGAAATCAACGAGTGGCAAAATCTTCATAAAGTTTGCCTAAATACCGTATCACCAATCAAAGAATGGGTAGGGTTGACTGATGAACAAATAGAAGATTGTTTTGAAGAAAGTTGTTGCGTTAAAGTTGTTGACCCTAAAGATGGAATCAAAGGAAGTGTAAATATATTTGATTTTGGTAGAGCAATAGAAGCTAAATTGAAGGATAGAAATACATGAACAAAAGATTAGCACCAACACCACAACTTAGATGGATAGATAAACAAGTTTATCAGTATGATTTAAATGAGGGAAAAACCATTACTGTTCTTGAGCAGTGGCATCAAAACGAAGTGCTGACAGAGACACATGGTTGGCAACCAGTTGAAGGCGGCGAATGGAAAGAAATAAAGAAGGAAAAAAATGGTAACAGCTAAAAAGACAATTAAGAACACACCTAAGCCGCTGGCAAAGAAAGCCAAGAGCACCGCGATTGAATCGCACTCAAGGGAAGAGTTCAGAATGCCCGTAGAGGTCAAAGAATGGATAGACCAGGCATCCAGCAGAATGAATCATATGCGCACAGAGATAGAAAGGCTCAAGGAAGAGAACAAAGCCCTGCGCCGCGCAAATAAAGCCATGGAGACACGCGTAATGGGTGTGAGCTTTGAATAACTTAAATAAGTTCGAACAGCTTCAAAGCTTAATGATGGGCTATGAGTGGGCGACCATACATTGGAACAAAGACAGCAAATCATGGGTTGTCATCATCATGGACGACGACCGTGAAAATTGCATAATCACCACAAATCTAGACAACACGATTAAGATTTTGTTAAACTCAGACTTATAAGCACTGAAATGAATGTGCGATAAAGGACTGAAATATGACCACACATAAAAACAAGTTAGTACACGCTAACAACAAAATAAACAATTTGAATTTATTGGGAGCGTATTATGAATGCTCCTAAGAAGGGTGCTGGAAGGCCAATGGGAAGCCCCAACAAGGCCACAGCGGACGCTAGACAGGCCATAGCCTCATTTGTTGATGGAAACGCTCACAGGCTCACTACGTGGCTCGACCAGGTTGCGGCAGGTGTAGAGAATGATGACGGTACTTATGCTGTGCCGCCTAATCCGGCTAAGGCGTTTGATATGTTCCAGAGCGTAGTGGAGTATCACATTCCAAAGCTGGCCAGAATGGAGCACTCAGGAAGTGATTCGAGCCCAGTGGTGATTGAGCACAATATTGATGTGTTCGGCGAATTGCTTAAGAATATTAAGATGAAACGCCAGAGCGGCGAATGAGCGTACTAGAAGCAATCCTAGAGGATCCAAAGATCCAGGAAGAGTTCGCTAAAAAGAATCCAATTGAGCAGGCTGTAATCAATTGGCAGTTGCGTTGGTTACACGTTGAGGCGCACAAACATCAGATCGAACCGTCGGGCGATTGGTGGAACATATGGCTGATGCTTGCAGGCCGTGGAGCTGGTAAGACTAGAGCGGCGGCGGAGACTCTGGCCAATTGGGCGTGGGAGCAACCTGGTACACGTTGGCTGGTATCTGCACCGACCAGTGGAGACTTGAAGGGCACATGCTTTGAGGGTGATTCAGGACTACTGAAGGTCATACCGACGGCTCTGGTAGAGAAGTACAACTCTAGCCTGCATGAGATACATCTAAAGAACGGCTCATTCATCAAGGGCATACCGGCCTCCGAGCCTGAGCGCTTTCGAGGTCCACAGTTCCATGGTGGATGGTTAGACGAATTGGCGGCGTGGGAGTACCTGCAAGACTCTTGGGACATGATCCAATTCGGTATACGTCTGGGTTCTAGGACCAAGCTTATATGCTCCACAACACCAAAGCCCAAAGATGTTGTGTTGGATCTAATCGCTAGAGAAGGCGATGATGTAGTCATTACCCGCGCCAGTACGTACAGCAATATTAAGAACCTGGCGCCGAGCTTCCAAAAGCAGATCTTACAGTATGAAGGAACGAACCTAGGACGCCAGGAGATCCACGCTGAGATCATTGATCCAGAGGAAGGCGGCATTGTTAAGCGCGATTGGTTCAGACTCTGGCCAGACGGTAAGCCCTTCCCCAAGTTCGAGTACATTATTCAGTCATATGATTGCGGCTTCAAAGACGGCCATGAGAATGACCCAACTGGATCTATTACGCTGGCAGTGTTCAAGCCACTGGATGGTGGCATGTGCGTGATGGTGGCCGACTGCTGGCAAGATAAGCTTCAGTACCCTGACCTGCGCCCCAAAGTGATCGATGAGTATGACGTGGTTTACGGCGAAGGACGGGAAAAGAAACGAGTTGACCTGATACTGGTGGAGGATAAGGCGGCGGGTATCAGCTTGATCCAGGACTTACAGCGGGCACATCTGCCGGTGATTGGTTATAACCCAGGACGGGCGGATAAGACGCAGAGGCTGTCGATTGTGGCCAACATCATTCGAGCAGGCCGAGTGTGGGTGCCGGAGCACAGTAAGCGCAAGGGATACGTCAGGGACTGGGCGGAGGGGATGGTGAGCCAGATCTGTAGCTTCCCTGAGACGGCGCACGATGAGTTTGTGGACTGTATTAGCCAGGGCTTAAGGTACTTGAGGGATGCAGGCTGGATCAGTATTGACCCACCACCGCGGGATGAGTACGACCCAGAGGATGCTATAGATGCGATGGAGTTCAATAAGAAACAACGAGGCAATCCATATGGCGCATAAACGCGATTCAATCGCGGTCGGTAGACTTCGCACTGGGGTGGAGGCATAATCCATACATGAGTAAAAAGCCCACCACTGATCAGATGAGACTAGCACTCCTAAATAAGGGGGGCATCATATCCCTCCTCCGTAAGCATGGACGCCCAGCAGAGAGCGATATAGATGCAATGAGGAAGTTGAGCAACGGCCACAGGGTGTTTGTAGCGCATGAGCAAGACGAGGCACCCAGAGAGATTAAGTCAGTCAGTGAGATGCATGGCTACACGCCTGACCAGATATACACGGTTGATCCAAAGCATTTTGCTAAGGGTGGCATCACCCACGCCCACCACCTTGATATAGAAGAGCGCTCACTATGAAAGAACTTGTAGGAAAAGGTAAACCATTTTACTCGGCACTTGATCGGGCGTTAGAAACATTGCCAGAGAAGGCTAGTCCTGAGCAAATTGTCAATCATCTAATTAAGATGGGTGTTAAGCCACAAGAGATAATAGACCGTCGAATGGACAAAGAAGTTGGTGCGCCGTTGATACCGCGTGAGCGCACAGTTAAGCTTAAGAAGCCTGACGATAAGGGGCGAACAGAAATCGTTGAGCCTTACTTTGAGACAACAAGAGTTAGTGGTGCCAAGGCTATACCGCGCAAAGTAGTTTCTGAACTGGCACAAAAGAACCCAATGGTTGCACCAGTTGAGAAGGTGCTTGGCAAGATGAGCGACTCCGAGTTCTTACAAAGAGCTAATGACATAGCCGAACAGAATTTTGGCGTGCCCTACGGCCAGTTAGATCATGAGAAGCAAAGTTCAATTGAAGGCTACATAGATGAAGACACATCGCATCATCGAGGTCTAACATTACCTGGCGGTGAGAACTACCGTGAGATGTTGATAAAGGCTCCAGAAGCAAAAGATTTATTTAAAGGGGTTAGCTCACATTTTGGTGGTGAGCGTGGCATCCTTGCAAGTATGCGATTAAAAGATCGCATAGCACCTGGGGACATGGGTTACGCCTTGGTCAATAAGCGCTCGGGCAACAAGTCTCAAATCTTTTCAACACCAGAAGAAGCACAAGCGGCCATGCTGTCAATGCCTGAATCAATGCGCCCAATGCTTGACATTGTGCAAACTCGCGGAGCAGACAAAAAACTTTTGCACCTTGAAGAGTTACAGTCGGACTGGCATCAGCAAGGTCGTGAGCATGGATACATTGATCCAAATGAAATATGGAACATCACAAAAAAAATGATTCGTAATGAACCATTAACACAAGAAGAAAATAATAATTATGTGAGTTCTCAATATGGTGGCCCAAAAGTACCCAATGCGCCATTCAAAAAGAACTGGGAAGAGATGGCACTTAAGCGGTTAATCCATCATGCTGCTGAGAAGGGTTACCATGGTATTGTTGTAACACCAGGCCATGAGCAGGCAGATAGATATAGTTTAAAACATCATGTTGGACAGGTTTATGCAAAGCCAACAGGCAATGGTAAATATGATGTAACCATTGATCAAAAAAATGGTGATGGATTTTATGATACTGCAAGAACAGGTCCTATAGATATAAATGAAATACAAAATCTTATTGGAAAAGAATTGGCAGAAAAAATAGCTTCTCAAGACAAAGAACATACATATTCTGGTCTTGATCTTGAAGTCGGTGGCGAAGGTATGAAAGGCTTTTACGATAAGAAGGTGCCTAACATCCTCAACAGCATTGGCAAGAAGTACGGTGTGAAAACTCAGTTGCATGCACACCCAATCAAAACTGAGCGTGAGCAAATGGTTCCTGACAATGCTGGCCTCGGAATGATTCGATCAGGCAAACCTGAGTATGCTCATGCACATCATTTCCCCATTACAGAAAACATGCGCAAAGATGTACTGACTAATGGCCTGCCGC